CCCAAAGGGTAAAAGCTTATGTACATTGTATTATTTATAATATTACTAGTACTGATCTTACCACACTCGACTTTAGTGTGAAAATTTTGTGGAATTCCGAAATTTTAGAAGATCCGAAGGACATGGAATTTTAACTGAGTGGAGCACCAATCAGTGAATTCCTGAAATGGTGACATTTTAAGGGAGGGGACAGTCGTATGTTTGAAAAACGACCGTACAAACTGACAGCGCTACGAGAATGGAATTATCGCATGTCGAGATTTGAGACTCCTGAGATTTTTGACGTTGTAGTGGCAAAAGTCCTAGAGTCCCAAGGATTCTGTACTGGTGAAGTTGAGCCTGAACCACGCAGTGTCTATTCCGTTGAGAAACTGTATGCTCAACTCGAAGCGTTCGATCCTGCTAAGTCAGTCACCGTGCCTATTAAGGATAAACACGTTCAGAGTGGGATCAGCTTTGCCTATAAAGTATTCGCGAAGCCAAGAAACAAGCAGAAACTGCAAATTCTCAAGTATTGGGATGAATCGATCATCTCAAACTGGAAAGCAAGCGCGGGGTTGACAGCGTTTGGTGAAAATAAGAGAAGTTCGTTTTCTCGTGCGATTCTTTCTGTTGAACGAATCTTGAAGAGAGAAAGGAAGCCAGAACCATGTGTGGCCCTAACTCGCACGCAGAAGAAGGGTAAAACCAGACTTATATGGGGTTACCCAATGTCGATGACCTTATTGGAAGGCAGTTTTGCGAAACCGCTCCTTAAGCAATTCAAAGGTGGAGGAACTCCGATGGCTTTCGCCATGACATCTAAGAGCTTAGGGAGTCAAATACTGTCAGCGCAGAATCACAAGAAATACTGGTACTCATTAGACATGAGTCAGTATGACGCTTCGATTCAAAAAGAGATCATCCAAGCCTCCTTCGCAATTATCCGTACATGGTTCAATCTAGAGGATGAATATGCGTTTGGATTAACCAACTCTGATGTGCTGAGAATAATTGAGAACTATTTTATTCATACCGAAATCGTTATGCCGGCAGGCAAAGATAGTAGAGCAGAAGGAGTACTTCATAAAGGTAAGAATAAAGGTGTACCGAGCGGCAGTTACTTTACACAATTAGTGGATAGTATAGCTAACATAATTATGTTAGGAACATTCGCTTCGCGTTTCGGTTTCCAAGTCAACTCTAAAGAAGTTAAGGTGTTAGGAGATGACTTGTTGTTCTTCACGGATACACACATTGATATCGGAAAAGTAGCAGAATATGGAGCGAAAACTTTCGGTATGTGCATCAATGCGAGTAAGTCCGAACACGGTAGAGGAACAGAACCGGTTCCTTTCTTAGGACGAACTTGGTCAATGGGACTTCCACTCAGAGATACAGAGGCAGCAATTAAGAAAATGCTGTACCCAGAAAGTTTCAGGAAGTACACCGACTCGTACAGAGAGGGAAGACTTGTAGTGCTCAGCTACAGTTTTTCAGCCATTCAAGATACAAGATTCATTCCACACTATCAAGGATGGAAGAGCTACTACAATAGCTCTATCGATGTGCTTGAGCAAGCCGGAAAACTTTCGGGTCTCTTGAGATACATGTTGCAACGAACGGAGTTTCGTGAGCAATGGCGAGATAATGCCGGAGCTATCAACT